TCACCGTTTGCACTCCATCAGGCTGGCGATGGCCTTATCGGCCATCTGTTCCTGACTGGCAGCGCGAAGGTATGCTGTCGCTTCCTTGGGTGTTTTCCATCCTCCTACGGCCATGATCTGCGGCAGGCTGCATCCGGCCTCGGCCAGCCGTCTTGCGGCGGCTTTGCGTAAGCCATGGGCACTAAGCCCTTCTGGCAATCCAGCGGCTCGACGGCAATCACGGAAATAATTGCCAAACCCACCGGCTGAAAATGTTTTCCCCTGCCCCGTCAGTAGAAAGGTCATCTGTCCTGCGGGAACGTGACTGAGAACCTCTGACAGACTCGGATGAACAGGGAGAAGCAGATGCGCACCCGTCTTGCTCTGGCGAATGTCGATCTTGTTGTTTCGGATATGCTGCCATCCCATGATCCGCACATCGGCGGACCTCTGGCCCGTATAGAGCAGCAGTTCCAAGGCTAGCCGCGCGGTTGATCCTATCGGCCAGTGATTGCGGAACTGGGTGATGTCGCTTTCAGACCACGACTCATGCCCGTCCGTTTTGTTCTTCAGCTTGCGGACATACTGGGTGGGATCGTCCTTGCGCCATCCCATTTCTATGGCGTGCCTCATCAGGATGCGCAGCATCTTGAGCAGGGCGTTGCCTGATGCGGGTGTGTCCGCTTTTTTAGCGACTATAAGGCGAACATGGCGGGATTCCAGTTGCGCCACCATGTTGTCACCATGCTGCACCCTAAGCCGTTCAATGAGATTCCGGTAGGTTGCCTGGGTAATGGGTTTAAGCTGAAGCCAATCCGCGCTCTGATAATAAGACACGATCAGGGCGTTGAATGTGCCCGGTTTCGTGCGGGTTACAGCGACCGGCACAGGCGTGCCAGATAACGCTGCCTGGTATGCCGTCATGAACTCTTGCGAGCCCGGCATACCGGGCAGCGCAACCTGCTTATAACCCGGTTTACGGAAATAATGGCGCATCTTGTTATGCCGGTCACGGAAGCGGTGGACATATGCCAGATCAAGTTTGGTCATGCCGCTGTGTGATCCCATCCGTTGGAGGTTTCAGTTTCAGCAAGGCTATCGGCCCATCCATCCAGTTCCCTGCGGTCCCAGACGTTGACGGTTCCGCCCGGAAAGGTGCGTGGTGCAGGAAGAACGCCTTCCTGCACCAGTTGCGAAAACTTGCTCGCGGAAACGCCAAGGTATGCCGCTGCCAGTTCACGCCGTAACAACCGGCCCCAATCGGGCATGACAGGCTTCGCCATTACGCTGCATCCTCCTGCATGGGGTTGTATCCTTCCTGTTCACGGATCTCGTTCACGGTCAGGATTTTATTCTGTATGGCGACACCGTAGGACTGCCACCGGGTTGCGTAGTCGCCACGCATGAGGCTGCTCATATCAATGACCAGTTCATACGGGTTGGACGCACCGAACACGGACCGCTTGAATTCGGCCTCGATCTTGCGCACCCACGGCACCAACGTGTTCTGGGCAAACCAGAGACTGGCCTGCGCCGCGTTCGTGAAGGTATTGTTCGAGTAATCCTGCACAATCGGCGGTGGCACGCCGTAGATGCGGCACAGCTCCTGCACGCTGAACTTGCGGCTTTCCAATGCTTCCGCATCTTCCGGGCTGATGCCGACCGCCTGCCACTTCAGGCCGTTGGGCAGGACAATTACGCGGCGGGCATTATTGGTCCCACCTGCCCGTTCCTGTAACTGCTGCTTGAGGTCCTTGGCCTGATCGTTGCTGAGTGCGCCCGTCTCACTTGAGACGATACCAGACGGCACCACCTGATTCTGCCACATGTTCAGGCTGTAATCCTGAAGGGCTGCGGCACCCGTGAACACATCCCGCGCACGACTGAGCCGACTGCGGCCGACAAGGCCATCGTCGGAACGGTCGCGCAGATGGAACACTTCATTATCCAGCAATGTGCGGGTGACGCCCTGCCATGCCATCACGGTGTAACGCAGGCGACCAGACTTCAGCCGGTCCACCTGGACACACTGCCACGGAATGGGCGTCAGGGCGGTTGGACGGCCTGCGCCGTCATACTCCACCACCATCACGGCGTTGCCGGTCAGCAGGACGCTTGCCAGCGCCCATTCCATCAGATCAGGCCATGTCTGGGTGCGGTTGGGCTGCCTGATCAGCCGCGAAACAGGATGGTTCGGCGCTTCCGTCCTGGTATTGCCCGCTGTGTTGTAGACGTAGGCATCCAGTGACGCTATGCCGCTGGAAATGGCGTTTACACACGCCAGCACGGTCGCCAGATTTTCAGGATTACCCGGCCCGCGCGGAAACCATAAATCAGGCAGAACGGGTTCTGCGGATACAGCCGCCCGTTTTTCAGGGCGGCCAAAGAGACGGTCAAGGAAACTCATCTGATCGTCTCCAAGAAGCGGCGGCGCTGCGCCGGTGTCATGATGGTGCTGCGGCTCCGTGCGGAAATTGTTGTATCCGCATAGGCCGGAAACGCCTGCACCACGCTGATTTCCACCAGATCGACCGCACGCAGTTCACGCTGGTCTGATGCCGGCCATGCTTCATCCTTGACGCGGAACCCGAAAGACATGCCGCCCAGATCATTCCGTTCGGCCAGAGCCAGAACGTCACGGCCAAGCTGTGTGTCTGGTATCGCCAGTTCAAAATGAAGACCGCGTGTATCTTCCGCCAGCTTGAGTGTGCCCGATGCCGTGCGGGCCAACAGCCTGGTGGGGTCATGATCGACCAGGCCGAGAATGTCCGGGTTTGCCGTGAGTGTGCTGGCAAAAGCGCCGGAGCGGATGGTTTCGGAAAAGCTGCCGATGCGGGCAGATGCCCCAAACACGGCGGCATAGCCTTCAAGTTTGCGACTGGCGGCGCGGAATTCCACGCCACACGAACGCCTTTCCACGCTGCCAGTCGCGCCGGTCATGCCGTGATGCCTGTCAGGGTCAGCAGGGTCTGAGGCCGCACGACAAGCACGTCAGCCCGCATCCACGCCACGAAGCCGATCTGTCCGTTTTCGGCGTACAATTCGTTCAGGACGCTGATCTGAAGGCTGGTCCGCATACCAACATAGACCTGGCTGAAATCGCCCATGACGATGGTGCTGGCGTTCTTGTCCGTGCCCTGGTCAACAGGAACTGACGTGGTGGTCAGGCGCGGAATGGAGGAGACGTCCGCCGGGGCGGAAAGCGGGTTGCCGTTGGAATCCTTGAAACCGCGAATTGCCCGGTTGGTGCGCGGCGCCATGATCATGGCCGTCACCTTGCCCGCGTTCACGTTTTCCAGATCAAGCACGCCATCAAGAACCGGGTCCCAGTTGGTCAGCTTGCCGCCCAGTGCGGTTGTCTGGATGCCGGGTGTGTTGACGATGCCAAGCGGACTGTTCGCGGAGCCATCACCGAACAGAATGGCCTGATCCAGCGCCAGTGCGCCCGAAGCGGCAAAAGCGGCGCGGATGATGGAATCCACGTTCTGCCCGTCTTCCAGCAGTTCCCGGCTGATCTTGCAACGAAGCGCCCATGACTTGGCGGTCATCTTCACCTGGTCAAACGTGCTTTCGTCTTCAACAATGCCTGTATTTTCCGCACGCCATGCACCGACTGGCGTTTTGGTCAGGCGGCCAAAAGTCAGGGACTGGCTGGACATGGGCACCGTGCGGCATCCAGCGCGGAAGGAAACCGTGTTGGCACGTAGTTCATCAAGGACGGCTGCGGCAACAGGAACCGGCACCAACGCACCACCCGAACCGATGCTGCTTTCGGACATGACGCGGCGTTCAAGTTCCGTCTGCGGGCCGCGATACAGCGCACGCAGGAAGCCGCCAAGTCCCAGTTCCTGAGCGCGGTTTTCACTGGCAGGCAGGAAAGAAGCCAGAGTGTGACGGGCTTCCAGAACCGGAACCGTCTGCCCTTCCTGAGTGCGCAGCATCAGGCCGTCAAAACTCTCCGGTATCTGTGCCGGTGCAGGAAAACCTGCAACGCGGACTTCCGGTTGTGCGGGTGCGCCACCGCCTACACGGTCAGCCGGGGCTGTGCGGTCCAGATCGTCAATCTGTGCCTGACGTGCCATGCGGCTTTCCAGCGTGTTCAGTTCGGTGGACAGTTCAGTCCACCGTGTTTCTGCCTCAGCCGGAAGCGCACCATCCGGATGTGCTGTGTTCAAGGCGCGCATTTCGGTTGCGATTTCCGTTTTGCGGGCCTGCATTTCACGTAAAGTCATAAAGGGGTCCTTCTAAGGGAAACGGCCATCTCGCGATGGTCAGGGGGTGGGCATCCATCCAAGGGAACGGGACGCTTCACAGCGTTCCTATGGTTGCCCAGGCCATCTCGCAGAAATGCGAGCATCAGTCCGCAACCCTTGTGCGGCGTATCTGCTCAAAAGCATCTCTGATGGCGAGACTGACATTTACGAGAATTTTTGTTGTGAAATTCTCTCTTACAGTCTGCCAATGTTCCAATTCGTCTTCACATTCAGATGCATCAGTGATGGTTATTTCACCACCACGTTCCCATCCTTCTACCCGGAAAACAGCTTCCATTTTCGGGCCGCCTATCAATTTCACTCTCGGGCGGATGAGGGTCATGAACACATAAGTCTGGTCTATAACTTCCATGATCATGTCGCCAGTTTTTGCTTCATGGGGAATTGTGAGATTTAACCCCATATAGGCATAAAACTCCCAGTCATTTCCTCCATCGAACGATTTTCCATAGCCTAAATCATAGACTTTCTGCCGTTCGGAACGGCCGACATATGCGTCCATGTTAGCAGGAAGCCCTTTGTAGTTCATTTCAAACCACCCAGAAAACGCATCTACCAAGTGTGCAGCCTGCGTTACTCCGACGCCATTTTTCATGACCGCACGGATAAGAGCCGCACGTTTCATGCTCATGATTGGAAATGTTCTGGCTACTCCACGACCGGGTAAAACCTGCTCTGTTGTTAGCGTGCCGGGCATTCTGTCCATAAGCATCCTGATATTGTTAACGGTTAGCCCGGTCGCGTGAGCCATCTCTTTCACATCGAAGCGGGCGCTAATTTCAGGCACCTTACCCTCCTTATAAGCATCCTGAGTTGCTTATAAGGAGTAGCTATCTGGGTTGCAACCTATTTTTAAGCCAATGTCGCAGATAGGCGGTGCAGGTCCGAAATAATTGATATTGCCAACTGCACCTCATCCGAAGTTTCTTCCATTACAAAAGCATCGCAATATTCAGGAAATTCTAGGTTAGCTACTTCCGTTTTTGCTTTTAGGTCATGTAGGTTTTTTGCGGGAGTATGCGCCAGAAAGGCGATTGCAGCCCACATTGCTTCACATGCAGCAAGGCTCCGCTCGCTGTTGTCCTGATGGTGAGGGTGGCCTGGTGTTGCAGCGGGTTCGTCGCCAATGCGTTCTACATCGGCACGAGCAGAGAAATACTCGTTCCGGGCTTTGATAATCGGGCTTTTCCCTTCCGGCTTCGCGGTAGGCGCGGCGGTCAGGGTTTCGGGTTTGGCAAAACCGGCGGCGGCGATGCCTGCCAGCGCGGTGGCTCCGAGTGCGGGGAAAAAGTCGCGGCGATTCATCGAGCGCATGTGTGCGGCTCCCATGGCTTAGATTGCCAGAGCCAGCACGGTTATCACGCCGTACAGACTCCGGGGGGTGATAAACCTGGCCATAGATCAGGCCGGTAAGGCTTTAAGGTTGCCCTCTGGACATATCCTTACCGCCCCCGGAGCGAATTTTTTGTGCGGATTTCTGCTTTCGTGCAGTGCCCGCTATGGCTTTCAGGAGTTATCACACTCCGTTGCTGAACCTGCCAAAGCCGGAGTCTGGTGTCAATCCGGAAATATGCAGATGTGCACAGTTTAAGCATGACGCCAGATCTGGCGTCACCTTTTCTAAAAATCCAGAACCGTGACCTGAAGGTCCTTGGGTGCTGGTGCCTGGGCAGCGGTGCCGACTGCAATCACGGCGGCGACCAGAGGGTCTATGCGGCCACGGGCGCGTTGCTTCGACAGTTTGCGGTTGCCCGCCGGGTCCACGTCCAAGGCAGCATTGGAGACAGCCCAACGCAACAGTGGGTTGCCGCCGTGCCTGATGGTCGCCTGTAGGACGGCACCCTCAAAGGCCGTGATGGCAGGACTCTGGTCCTTGAAACCCATGCCGATCGGCTTCATGGGCAGGGCGATGCCCTCGCGGTCACATACGGCCAGAAAATCCGTCAGGCACCAGCGGTCAGACGCGATGGACACAACGTCCAGTCCTTCGATTGCCTGGGCAATCCAAACGGCCAGCCATGCCCTGTCAATTGCTCTCCCTGGTATCAATTCGATTAACCCGGCCGAAACCCATTCTGCATATGGTGCATGATCTTCCGCCTGCTTGACCTGGACAAGTTCAGTGGGCAGGAACGCCGCGACCTTCAGCAGGCCCGTCTCTGGCCAGAAGAAGCTGAAGGCGGTTAGATCACCTGCGCCGGAAGCCAGATCAAGACCACAGTAACACGGGCCTGATGCCTCAGCATTGCCTGCACAGGCGTCCCAGTCATCAGGGCGCAGGAAGCGCACGTCCGCCGCCACCGGCTGGTTGAGCGTGTAACTGCGGAAGGCGGCTTCCTGACTGGGCACGCGCATGGCCTGCATTGCCTGGGAGCGGATATCTTCAAGGCTGCGGAATGTTCCCAGCGCCGGGTTCGCCAAGCGCCATGTTTCTTCCGCCCATGGGTCTGCATCCATCGGCGCGGACCAGACGAAGGACTTGAAGGTGCGGTCAGGGAATGTGCCGTCCGCCACGCTGGCACCGTAGCGCAGCAGCTCTTCCAGCGGGTTGTCAGCATCGGGTGATCTGGTGCTAATGCCCAGCAGCAGGCTTTCCCGGTGTGCGCCGCCACCCGTTTTCAGGGCGTCGAACAGATCCCGGTCACGCCACTGGGCAACCTCGTCTGCAATGGCGAAGGTGGGTGACAGGCCGTGCGCCTTTCGGGCATCGGCGGACAGCGCCTTGTAGATTGAGCCTGTCACGGCATCTTCCACAGTTTTGTTGAAGGCACGAACCACCAGCCGCGCAGCAAGGTGGGGCTGTTCCAATGCGAAGGCGACCATCTCATCAAACACGATGGACGCCTGCCCCCGGTCTGCTGCGGCGCTCAGCACCTGCCCGCGCCTTACTGCTTCCGGCCCACACAGATGCGCCAAGGCCAGAGCAGAGGCCAAGCCTGTCTTGCCGTTCTTGCGGCCCATGCTGATGACGCCGGTGCGGACGTAGCGCAGGCCGTCAGCATCCGTGTCATACAAGGCGCGGATGATGTCTTTCTGCCAGTCATCCAGCCGCATAGGTTCACCGGCCAGTGCGCCACTGGTTACGGTCAGGCGTTCTATCCAGCAGATCAGCCGCTCTGCCCGCGTCTCACCCGTCAGGGGCCTATCTACCGGGATGCCGGTAGTATTGACGCTAGGTGCATCCCCAAAGAGCGGCAATGGTGCCGGGGTCTTTGGCGATGACACTGGCTTTGCACCGGGTCCACGAAGGCCCATTTTTCAAAACCTCAATCTGAAACTAACTATTTTTGTGACCCCCGAACGGTCGCACCCCCGTAGCTCTGAGAGATTTTCAGGCCACATAATAGACGCGCCAAGGATCAAGGCCGGTCAGTTGATCGGTCCATCTGGTCAGGCCAAAGCTGGTTGAGCCTACGCCTTCGCACGTGTCTTCCGTGATGGAGCGGTCACGGCCAGCCTGATGGTAGATGGCGGCGGCAATGTCCAGCACGGTGCGGGTGACTGTCTGCGGAACGGGTGACAGGGCGGTCAGGTCCTGCTGGCAATAGTCGGAGGCAATGCCCCACGCTTGAGTGAGAATGTCATTCAGGCGGTCATCCTTGCTATCGTCTGGCAGGTCCAGTTCGGTGCGCAGGGTACTGATCAGGTTTGTGTTGGTCATTTTGAATTCCACCAGTGTGTTGGGTCATTGGGTTTGCCAGAAGCATCACAGCCCTTGAGCCACGGTTCATTGCCTTGGCGGCGCATGTTGTGGTGCTGGATGCACAGGCCGCGCAGGTTGGACAGGCTGTCCGCACCGCCTTTGCTTCTGGGTGTGATGTGATCGGCCACAACGGACCGCCGGGTGCATCCGGCAACCGTGCAGACTGGATCACGCTTGAGGCAGGCAGCGCGTAGCCTGCGCCATGCCTGGGTGCGGTAGAACGGTTCGCTCATGACCGCGCCTTCCGTGCCATACGCCGTAAAGCCGCGACGATCTCAGACTTGTCCTGGTGAAACTTCTCTGGATCACGCCGGTCTATGGTCAGCCGCTGCACAGCATTGGCGAGGTCATCAAGTGGAGATGAGTGACGCAGTGACGCACAGTGACACACTTTCTTATATAATGGTTTTCCGTGTGTGTGCGTGTGTGTGCGCGTATGCGTATGGGGATTATATAGGGAAAGTGCGTCACTGTGCGTCACTGCGTCACTATTGGGAGGGTTCGTCAT